GGTATCAATTACGAAACTTATTATCAGAATAGATATGGATTTAGTAATGGTAGCTCTGTAATTACTTTACCTGTTTTGCCTGTACAATCTAAATACATTCGGTATGTTATTAGTACAACAGCTAATATTACGATTAGCATTTTACGTAATAGTTTTGCTAATAATGCTAAAGAGTGTCGTCAGGTTATTTTAAGCAATCCCACATTCGCTTCAGCAAGTAATACCACTACCCCATTCAAAGTACTTGGTATTAAGTATTTAAGTGCTTTAGTGGGAGCGACTGTTGGAGGTATTGTAGAATACCGTTGGGAATTGTCTTTAGACGGTGTTAATTGGTTAAATGGTTCAGGACTTTGTAGTACTAGCCCAGTTGGAGTAACTTGCAGTATTGCCAGTAATTATGGGTACTCTTTTGCTAGACTCATTGTACTTAGTTCCACTGCTACAGCTAATCCAGCAACCATTACCCTACATGGAGTAAGCTAGTATGTCATGGACGTTAAATTCAAGTAATCCCAAAAGAATGTTACTGTTATCGTTAGGATTAATGGGAGGATTGTCAGTAGCATATTCTGGTAATTTAGAAGCACAAATTAATGTTTCTAATGTTGGTTCAGGATACGCAAGTAAGCATTCTGCAATTACCTCAGATCATTCTAGTGAGGGTCAGCTTGTAGGAAGTAAGTTAGCTAAATCAGGAATTACTGATAGTGTTACAGTTAGCTCTAATCTTCTTTATAGGAAAAAAGGTTTAGGCAGCTTTAGCACAGCAACTGTTACTACTGGCTTACTTGAGTTTATACGTCCTAATTATTTTCATGGGAGTATCTTTGCTACTGTTGAAGCTACTCCCAGTTTTAAATTAATTCCTAGACGTTTAGGAAATTCTTCAAAGAGTGTCACAGTATATTCTGTAACTACTGGTAAAAAGAAAATAGGTAATTTATTTTTAGATACCGTAGAAGCTACCCCTAATGCTTTAGGGTATACAAAGTATAATTACAGTTTTCTAACTGAAGTTATTGTAAATGCTGATCTGAATACTCTAACCAGTATTGCTTATGTAGAAGCAGCTTGTTTAAGTACTAAAGTAGTTATTCCAAGGATTCTTACCGTGACTGTAAATAATCAATGTAGTTGTAAAATCTTACTAGGTCAGTCGGTTAAATTAGAATGCACAATTAAAGATTCTGACGGTGTTGTAGTAGACCCTACTGAATTAGAACTTACTATCGTAAGACCTACAGGACAGAGAGAAACTCTAGCTATTGACCAAGTAGTTAAAGAAGCTGTAGGTAATTACAGTTTTAGTTTTGTACCTGATGCTGAAGGTCTGTATTTAGTTAGATGGTTCAGTGAAGGTAATTATCAGGGACTTGTTGAAACAAGTTTTCTTGTAAGTAAGGGGATGGTGTAATGGCTGACTTGATAGAACCAGTTAAATTAACTGATTGGAAAAATGAACCAACACTACTTAATCTTAAACATGATTTAGTTTCTGCACAGAACTTACAACAAAACCAAGTAAGTAAAATAAATCGCTGGAATGATTTACTAAAAAGTAACCCTACAACAGCCAAATTAAAAGGCAGGAGTAATGTCCAATCTAAGCTAATTCGTAAACAAGCTGAATGGCGTTATCCTTCACTTAGCGAACCCTTTCTAAGTTCTGAGAAATTATTTAAGGTATCTCCAGTTACTTTTGAAGATATGGAGGCAGCTAAGCAAAATGAATTAGTTTTGAACCATCAATTTAGAACCAAATTAAATAGAGTTAAGTTTATTGATGATTTAGTTAGAAGTGTCTGTGATGATGGTACAGCTATTGTACGTACTGGATGGAATCGTGTTACTACGATGGTTGAAGAAGAAGCCAATGAGTACACCTATTACGAATTAACTACTGAAGAAGAGATAACTGCTTTACAGGAAGCAGTGCAATTTAAGACACGTGATCCAAGAACATACGAAGAACAAGTTCCTTTAGAAATTCAAGCAGCAGTAGATTATTTCCTAGAAACTGATATGCCAGTAGGAGCTAGTATTTCAGGAACAGTTATGGCTCTAACTGAGAAGGTTTTAGTTAATCAGCCTACTTGTGAAGTTCTTGATCCCAGAAATGTGTATATTGATCCCACCTGTGGTGGTGACTTTGATAAAGCAATGTTTGCCATTATTGCTAGAGAAACTAGTAAAGCAGACTTACTAAAAGAAAATAAGAAATACGTTAATTTAGACACTATTGACTGGTCTGCTGTAGCTTCTCTACCTGATGAAAACTTTTATACGGGTACTCCTGCAGAAAGTAATTTTGCAGATAAACCCCGTAAGAAGGTAGTGCTATACGAGTATTGGGGATATTACGATATTGATGATAGTGGTTCATTAACTGCAATTCATGCTTGTTGGTTAGGTAATCAAATTATTTATTTATCAGAGAGTCCATTTTCTGATAAGAAAATTCCTCTTACCCTAGTTAATTATTTACCTGTTAAACGGGAATTATATGGAGAACCTGATGCAGAAATTCTAAAAGATAATCAGGCAATCCAAGGAGCTATCTCCAGAGGTATTATTGATTTATTGGGTCGAAGTGCTAATTCTCAGCGTGGTATTGCTAAAGGTATGCTAGATTATATTAATCAGCGTAGGTACGAGAATGGTCAGGATTATGAATTTAATCCTCAATCACATCCCAATAATGGGATTGTCGAGCATAAGTACCCAGAGCTACCTCAATCAGCATTGACAGTATTAGCTATGCAGGGTCAGGAAGCAGAAGCACTAACGGGTGTTAAATCGTTCTCTTCTGGTATTTCTGGAGCTACTTATGGAGATGTTGCTGCTGGTGTGAGAGGTGCATTAGATGCCTCTGCTAAACGTGAAATGGCTATCTTACGCAGACTAGCTAAAGGTATTATTGATATTGGTACTAAAATTATCTCAATGAATGGGGATTTCCTTTCAGATAAAGAAGTAGTACGTATCACAAATTCAGAGTTTGTAACTATTAAGCGAGAAGACTTGGTAGGACAATTCGACTTATCTGTGGATATTTCTACGGCTGAAGTAGATAACAATAAGGTTCAAGATTTAGCATTCTTACTGCAAACCATAGGTAATAATATGGATAGTGGTATTACTTTAATGATTTTAGCAGAGATAGCTGAATTAAAGAGAATGCCTGCATTAGCAGATAAAATTAAGAACTTTAAACCAGAGCCTGATCCAGTAACTGAAAAGATGAAGCAACTGGAATTAGCTAAACTAGAATTAGAGTTAAGTGAGTTAGAATCTGAAATTGCTCTTAATAATGCTAAAGCTAGACAAGCTTCTTCTAAAGCTGATATTACTGATTTAGATTATGTAGAGCAGGAGACTGGAACTAAACACGCAAGGGATTTAGATAAACACTCAGCACAAGCAAGAGCTAACCAAGACTTGGAAATTACTAAGTCTTTAATTAAAGAACGAAAGCCTGATAGCAAAGCACCAAACATTGATGCAGCTATTGGTTATAACGCGATGTCTCAAAAAGACTTAATTTAACCCACGGAGTTTAATTTAATATGTACAAATCAAGACAAGAATACATTTCAGCAGAGTTGGCTATGTACACTAAAGCTAAAGCTTTAGCAGAAGATATTGAATCGCTAATGTCTTATCCACCCTATCAACGAGCAATCATGCAAGCTTATTGTGTAGATTCTGTTGTTGAAAATATGCGTGCTCAAGCCAATCCAACATTAGAACCAGAGATTAAAGAACTTTGTTTAGATATGGCAGGTGCTCCTGCTTTACTTGAAGAGTGGTTAAATGCACGTAAACAACTTGGACATGCTGCCACATCCAATATTCTTAAATTACGTAATGAAGCATTGAAAGATGACGATGAAGACCAAGATGCGTTTGATTCAGAGGAGATGCACTAATGAGTGATATTTCTTTAGATTCTATGTCCGATGAGGAGTTTTTAAAACAAACTGTACCTACTCTGGATACAGAGATTGAAGATACTCCTGAGACACCGGATACTGAGCCACCACCTCAAGAGGAAATTACTGATGCTCCTGAAGACTTAGAATTTCCTGAAGACTTTGATTTTCAGGCAGAGTACAAAAAATTATGTAAACCTTTTAAAGCAAATGGACAGGTAGTAGCTATTCGGGATGCTGATGAAATTATCAGTCTGATGCAAAAAGGTATTGGCTACACTGCCAAATCCCAAAAGTTACAGGAGCAAGTACGTGTTGCTTCTATGATTGAAAACGCTCAAATTGATAAAGCACAACTAGCTTTATTAATTGATGCGAGTAAGAAAAATCCTAAAGCTTTACAACGATTAGTTAAAGAAAGTAACATTGACCCGTTAGATTTAGATATGTCAGAGGATAGTGAATATTCTCCCACTAATTACGAAGTATCTGATGAAGAGATTCAATTTAAAAACACACTTGAAGAGCTGAATCAAACTGAGAGTGGTAAGACATTACTAGCCGGTGTTAAAGATTGGGATACAACATCTAAAGACACAATTTGGAAGCAGCCAAACTTATTAAATGTTTTGGCAGAACAAGTTGAAAGTGGTGTTTATGATGTGATTACCAAAGAGATTACGCGAAGAAAACTTGTCGGTACTGTAGATAGCAAGACTTCATTTCTACAAGCATACCATGAGGTAGGAAACCAGCTTTTAGAACAACGATCTAAAGCCAAGGATACCGATACTCAAGTAGCCAAGGTAGGGAAAACGATTGTGGATAAACGAGTTAATACTCCTAAACCCACACTAGCTAACCACGATAAGGTATTAGCAGCTTCTTCAAATAGTAAATCACAATCTACAGGGAAGACAGTAATGAACCCTTTGTTGATGAGTGATGAAGATTTTATGAAGTTACATAACCCTAATTACTAAGGAAAACTTGAACATGACTTTACAATATAATGCCCCTAATGGCGTACCTTCTACCGTAGACGGTACTAATGATCAAATGCAGACCTTCTTCTGGATTAAGAAAGCCATTATCCAGAGTCGTAAAGAGCAATACTTTACTCAGTTAGCCAGTGTTCGGAATATGCCTAAACACTTCGGGAAGACTATGAAAATTCACGAGTGGATTCCTTTATTGGATGATCGCAACGTGAATGATCAAGGTATCAATGCTAGTGGTGTAACCATTGCTAATGGTAACTTGTATGGCTCAAGTAAAGACGTTGGTACTATCACATCGCGTTTACCTGTATTAACTGAGAATGGTGGTCGGGTGAATCGCGTTGGTTTCCAACGGATTACTCGTGAGGGTTCTCTGCATAAATTTGGTTTCTTCACTGAGTTTACTCAAGAGGCTTTAGACTTTGACTCTGATGATATGCTTAAAGAGCATTTATCTCGTGAGTTATTGAATGGTGCTGTTCAAATGACAGAAGCCATTCTACAAAAAGACTTGTTAGCTTCTGCAGGTGTAGTGTTGTACTCAGGTGCTGCAACTTCTCGTGGAACTATCACAGGTCAAGTAACTCCAGCAGTAGGTGCTACTCCTGCAATCCCAGCTAGTGTTATTAGTTACGAAGACTTTGTGCGTCTGGATCAGATTTTGACTGATAATCGTTGTCCTAAACAAACAACTATTATTACTGGTTCACGTAATATTGA